ATTGTGATACTTGTTCACGAAATAGACGACGAAACGACCGAAGAAAAAGAAGTATTCGCGACCGTCGAAAGCATCGGACAAAATGAATTTTTTTCCGCAGCGCAAGCAGGGTTAAAAGCAGAATTTAAAATTTCCTTATGGATAGACGATTACGACAACGAAGTTTATGTCAAAATCAATGGCCGCAATTACGACATTTACCGAACCTATATGCGAAGGGACGGCAAAATCGAACTTTATTGCGGTAAAAAAATAGGTGTTTAATTATGGCGGGAATTCAAATCGGGCAATTAGCCGACGCAATTTCGAAGGAATTAACCTTGTATTCGGAAGCAATAACAGAAGGTATAAAACAAGTTGTTGACGATGTTTCCGAAGATTTATTGCAGAATACCCGCGCGGACGCACCCGAAGAAAGCGGAAAATACAAAAGGGCCATAAGCATTAAAACTGTTTACGAAAGCCCGACAGAGCGCCGCAAACGTTGGTTTGTAAAAGCGCCACGACATACGCTTCCGCACCTTTTGGAAAAGCCGCACAAAACGCGGAACGGCGGCACGTCCCGCGCTTTTCCTCACATAAAGGAAAATGAAGAAAAAGCCGTCAAGGACTTTGAAAGCAAAGTGGAAGGAGTGATAAAAAGCGGTGGACGTTGAAAAATTACTTGCAGGGTTGGGGCTTCCCGTTGCTTTTGAAAAATTCAAGCCGTACAAAAACAAACCACTTCCCGACCCGCCTTATATTAAATGGTTTATAGATAACGAACATCATTACGGCAGCGACGACAAAAACTTCTTAAATCGCTGTAAAGTTACGATTGAGTTATACACAAAAAGCAGAAACAAAGAAATCGAAGGAAAAATCGAAGCGGCTTTGTCTTCTGTTGAATTTGATATATGGCGCGAACATCTCGAAGACCAAAAATTGCACTTGGCTTCGTATGAATTTGAAACAATTATAAAGATTGGAGGAAATCAAAATGGCTAAAAAAGAAAGAATTGTACTCGGCAGCGGCCATACTTATTTTATGGAATACACGGGGGAAATTCCCGCCATTGAAGAAATCGAAAAGGAAGAAAACCGCCTCGGCCGTACATCGGGCGGCGCTTCTCTTGAATATACGCCCGAAAGTTATACAGCTTCGGACGATTTCGGAACTGTAACAAAAACAGTTTTGACAAAGGAAGAAGCCTTGTTGAAACTCGGCCTTTGTACTTGGTGCAGAAACGTTGACAAGCTTGTATCTACTGCAAGAGTTACCACAGAAGGCAATAAAAGAATTGTCAAAATTGGTGGCCTTGATAATGACAACGGCAAATCATACGTTATTCTTTTTGCACACAAAGACAAAAAGGACGGCAATATGTACGTTCTTATTGTTGGTAAAAACAGCGCCGCGCTTACAATCACTTTTGCGAAAGACGCGGAAACAGTTGTAAACCCCGAATTCAAAGCAGAACCGCAGGACGACGAAGGCACTTTAATTCAGCTTATCGAAGAAATTAAGGACGACGGCGCGGCTGCAGCTTCAACCGAAGACGATAAAACCCCGGACGACGGCGAAGAAGCATAAGGGGGCTTAAATAATGCTTGATTACACCAAAATTCAAAAAAAGACCTTTACCGTAAAACTTTACGACGGCACAACGCTTATTTGCACAATGCCGAAAAAAAGGACTTTTGAAAAAATGGCGCTTATGAAGGATATAAACGCCGATACATTGGACGAAAAAAGCATAAACGACCTTTACGAAGTAACGGCCGAAATTCTTTCTTGCAATATGCAGAAGAAGAAATATACAGCCGATGAAGTCGGCGAAATGTTCGACATCGACGACGTAATAATGCTGTTCAATGAATATACAGAATTCACGGGGTACGCAACGGACGACCCAAACTAAAAATACCGCTTCTACCGGGCGACGACGAAGACGCGGTAAAATACAACACTCGGACGATTTCGGAAAGGCTTGTTGCAGAATATACGGGCCTTTCCTTCGCCGAAATCGAAGAAATACAATACGACATATATTTGTCGTTGCTCCGCGACGCTTTTATATTCAAAAAAAGCCAAACGGAAGAAGGGCGCGAATATCTTGAAACTTGTTGGATTTTGGAACAGACAAAACCCGACCGCAAAGCCCTTCGGGAACATTTTTCAAAAAAGGAGGGCTAAAACGTGGGAGCGGGCATTAAAGGAATTACAATCGACATCGGCGGTAATACCGCGCCTTTAAATAAGGCTTTGTCGGAAGTCAACAAGACAAGCCGAAATCTTCAAAACGAACTTAAACAAGTTGATAAACTCTTAAAATTAGACCCGAAAAATACCGAACTATTAGCCCAAAAACAGAAGCTTCTTTCGGAGCAAATCGAAAGTACGAAAGGAAAGCTTGACACCCTCAAAGAAGCCGAAAAGCAAGTGCAAGCACAATTTGAGCGCGGCGAAGTATCGGAAGAACAATACCGCGCCTTGCAGCGTGAAATCATTAAAACCGAACAAGAATTAAAAACGCTTGAAGAAGCGGCCAACAATTCAACGTCGGCACTTGATAAAATTTCGGAAGTATCAACCAAAATCGGCGAAAAATCCGAAGCAGCGGGAAAGAAAATGTTACCCGTTACGGCGGGAATTGCTGCAATCGGAGCGGCAAGCGTTGCTTCGTTTAACGAAATAGACGCGGGCTATGACACAATCATAACGAAAACGGGCGCAACGGGCGAAGCGTTAGACGGTTTACAAAACAGTATGAACAACGTTTTTTCCGAAATACCGACCACGGCCGAAAATGCAGGAATTGCAATCGGCGAAGTAAATACAAGGTTCGGCGCTACGGGGAAGGTTCTTGAAGACCTTTCAAAAGAATTTATACAGTTTGCAGAGATTAACGAAACAGACTTAAATAATTCGATTGGTACAACAAAAAAGATTATGGAAGCTTGGAACATCGAAGCGGAAAAAACGCCGAATGTTCTTGGCCTTATTACTTCGAAAGCGCAGGAAACGGGAATTTCCGTCGATGTTCTTATGAACAGCGCACTTGAAAACAATTCCGTCTTCAAGGAAATGGGCTTAACCTTCGAACAATCAATCGGACTTATGGCCGAATTCGAAAAGAACGGCGTAAATTCAACAACAGCCCTTGCAGGACTTAAAAAAGCGGTTGTAAATTATGCAAAAGAAGGGCTTTCAATGGAAGAAGGCTTACAAAAGACCATTGACAGCATTAAAAACGCTAAAACGGAAACCGAAGCTTTGACAATAGCGCAAGAGATTTTCGGAACGAAAGGCGCGGCCGAAATGTCGAACGCCATTCGTGAAGGTCGATTAAGTATTGAAGATTTGTGCGCGTCTATGGACGAATACGGAACAACCGTTGCAGACACCTTCAATGCAACACTTGACCCACCCGACAAAGCAGCGCTTGCACTTAATAATTTAAAGCTTGCGGGCGCGGATTTAGGAAATACAATTCTTTCTTCCCTCGCACCAATGCTTGAAAAGTTTGTTGAAAAAATCAAAAGTTTTGCACAATGGTTTACGGGCCTTTCGGACGGTTCAAAAACCGCAATCGTTGCAATAGGTGGAATTGTTGCAGCGCTCGGCCCGGCTTTAATAGCCTTCGGCAAAATGGCAACGGGCGTTACATCAGCAATAAGTGCTATGCAAAAAATAGGTTCGGTAATTTCGACGGTTAAAACCGCCTTATCGTCCTTCAACATCGTTCAAGCAGCGCAAGCCGCAATGACAAAAGTAGTCGCCGCGGCGCAATGGTTGCTTAATGCTGCAATGAACGCAAATCCGATAGGTTTAATTGTCGTTGCGATAGCGGGACTTGTAGCCGCGTTTGTTCTTTTGTGGAATAAGTGCGAAGGCTTCCGAAACTTCTTTATCGGCTTATGGGAAGCAATAAAGACGGCCTTTCAAGCGTTCCTTGATTGGATAAGCCCCGCAATAGAGGTTATAAAAGGATATTTTCAAGGCCTTTGGACGAAGCTTCAAGAAATTTGGGCGTACATAGTCGAAAGCTTACAGCCCGTAAAAGACGCAATTTCGGGAGCGTTTCAAGCAGCTTGGGAACTTATAAAAGTTGTTTGGGATTTAGTAAAACCGTATTTCGAAGCAATTTGGCAGAACATACAGACAATTTTTTCAGTTGTCAAAGATGTTTTAAGCGGATTTTTTGAAGCGGCTTGGATAGCCATTCAAGCAATTTGGGACGTTGTTTCTTCCTATTTTGCGGCTATTTGGGACACTATAAAAGCCGTATTTTCGGTTGTTGCTACATATTTAGGCGGTATGTTTGAAACCGCTTGGACGGCCATAAAAGCCATTTGGGACACCGTAACGGGGTATTTTACCGCGATATGGGAAACAATCAAAGGCATATTTGCTGTTGTAAAGAATGTTTTAAGTGGTAATTGGTCGGAAGCTTGGGAAGCCATAAAAGGCATTGTGAACACTTGGGCGGGCTTCTTTTCGGGAGTATGGGACAGCATAAAAGCTGTTTTTGCTTCTGTTGGTTCGTGGTTTAGTGATACATTTTCCGCAGCTTGGACGGCTGTAAAGAGTGTATTTTCAACTTGGGGTTCGTTTTTTAGCGGCCTTTGGGACACTATAAAGAACACCTTTTCAAGCTTGGGTACATCTATTTCAAACGCAATCGGCGGCGCGATAAAATCGGGCATTAACGGCGTTATTTCTATGATACAAAATACAATTAACGGCGCAATCGGCCTTATAAATGGCGCAATCGGCCTTATTAACAAAATACCGGGCGTTTCCGTCGGAAAGATTAAAACATTATCTTTGCCACGTCTTGCGGAAGGTACGGTTTTGACGAAGGCAACCCCCGTTATAGCGGGCGAAGACGGCGCGGAAGCAATTATGCCGCTTGAAAAGCATACGGGTTGGATAGATGTTCTTGCAAAGAAGATAAATGCTGCAATGAATAACACGGGCGG